CTTATGACCAAGACTGATTTTGCTAAAATCAACAGAGCTATATTAAGTTCTGATGAAGATATGAACACGATGTTAAACGAGATACAAGATCCAAATACAGCTAAAAATGGAGGCATAGACGCTGTCAAGGTCGATGGTAGATATATCCCACCAGAAGAAAGTGAAGTTAAATTATCTGAAATGACTGTCGGAGAAATTGTAGAAAAGGTACGTAGTGGTGAGATTAGCGGGGATACTGAATTAGGTATATATGGACTTAAAGGCGATGCTTTTATGGACTTATTTTTACACACTGATAGTTTAGATCTTGATAGAACCTTTGATCAAAACACTCAAACTCTACTGGTATTGGAAAGACTAAGATATAAGTCTAATAATAGGCTACTATTTAGAGATTCCGATATGACATATAGAAGACTTGTAAATGTACCAGAAGAAGATAGAGAATCATTTAAAGCACTTATAGGAGATTTAGGACCGTTTATGGATCTTAATACATTACTACCTATTGCTGCTACTGAATTAGTAGAACAAAACATGAAGTAATTATGGATGAAAATAAAGCCACCGAATTTGATCAGTTGCAAAGTGACATTGATCAGAAACAAGTTGACTTACAGAAGCAGTTAGAGTTAGAACAACAACAAAGATTTAACTTACAAGAGGAAGAAGAAGAAAAAAAAGCTCAAGCTGAACTCTTACAGGGAGACCCCAGAGATCAAGATGAATGGGGACTTCGGGGACTAATCAAAGAAGGACAATCTATTTTGTCTGGTGGTCTGCAAGACACAGCTTCCTCTGTATCAACTTTCGCTGAACGTACAACAGATGCTTTATCTGGTGAGATGCAGCGAGAAAAAGATGAGAAAGGTTATTATAGACCTGAGTGGGATCCATTTGTTGATCACGATGACCCAATAATAACAAAAACATGGTGGGGTAAACTACTTAGAGGTACAGTACATTTTGGTTCTTTAGCTGCTGGTACAGTACTTGCAGCAAAAGGATTAGCTGCTACAGGTATACCTTTACTTGCAGCTGGTGGTGCTGGTTTAATGGGTATGGGTACTATCACAAGAGCTATGGCTATTGGTGGCTTATCTGATTTAATATCAAAAGAATCAGATGGTCATAATGCTCTAGGCTCTTTACGTGAACACTATGGATGGATAGATACTCCGTTAAGTACAAAAGAAACAGACCATCCTGTTATGATGAAATTCAAAAACATCGTAGAAGGTATGGGAATAGGTTTAGTATTTGATGGTGCAGCTCACTTAATAGGTAAGGGTAGAGCTGGTGTCAAGAATCAAATTATAAAACGTAACTCAAGTATAGAAAATCAAACTACTACTCAAGCTTTAGCACAGATACGTAGAGGTGATACAGAGTTTCGTGCTGCTAAAAATGCTCCTATTGCACAGAGACATCAGGGTGCTGATATATCTGAGGTTGACCCCGGTAAAGCTAGAGAGCAGCTAAAACGTACACGTCAGGATTGGGGATCTGAAGACGGATCTACAGGTTCTATTACTACATCCGTAGAGCGTGAACGTATAGTTAGCGAGAGTGGTACTACAGACGGAATAGTTGAACGTACACTACGAGGTTTGATGAGCGATGAGAAGTTTAAAACAGAGTTAGAATCAGTAAAAGGCGATAGAAAAGCTTTAGCTGATGTATGGCGTGATGCTGTTACAGAGTTTCATAAGATAACAGACGGCAGAAATGCTATGGAAATGTCAGGAGAAGAGTATTTAACTGACTTATTTAATAAACAAAAAGCTTCAATTCCTCTAGGTGATGAATTATTTGAAACATGGTCTGCTGAAACAGTAGTTACAGCTGATCTAGTAGTCGGATCTTTACTTAAACAACTCCGTGACACAGGTATAGCTGGTAGAGAACTAGCAGAATTTGTCTCATTGGACGATATTGATGGTCCAGCTAAACAGATTGTTGATACTATGCTAACTGCTATGTATCAAACAAAGAAATCTAGGTTTGTAGCTTCTGATTATTTTAGATCTTTTGGTGCTGGTAAAACAAAAGCACAATTAAACGATGCAGTTAACGCTGCTGTTCAAGCAGATATGGAAGATGTTAAAGATTCTATATTATCTATACTTAAGATAGCTAAGGAAGACTCTAATGACGACTTGTTAAATGCTTTATTTGAAGCGTTTACCATGATGAAAGATGTTAACAGTCTTGATGATTTTGATAACTGGGCAAGAAAAGTATTAAAAGGCGGTCAAATAGGAGGAGAAGGACCAGATCGTACTGGTGCTTTAATACGTAACTTACAAGAAATGATAAGTCACAGTGTATTAAGTGGACCTAAAACTCCAATGCGAGCACTTTTAGGTACAGGTGCTGCAACATTCTTACGTCCTTTATCTACATTTATGGGTGCAATGTTAAGATATCCATTTACTGGAGATAGTGCTACTATACGTGGTAGTGTTGCATCTATGAATGGTATGTTAGAAGCTTTACCAGAAGCGTTTGACTTATTCTTTACAAAGCTAAATGGTTATTGGAGTGGTGATATATCCACAATTAAGTCTAGATATATCGAATTTAGTAAAGGTGATTACAACTGGGAGTTAGTACGTAGATGGGCAGAAGATAGTGGTCGAGCGACTAAGGAAGATCGGGCTATTTTTGCATTTACAAACATGATTCGTAATGTAAATAATACTAATCTCTTTACTTACTCTACTAAGATAATGGCAGCAACTGATGATGCCTTTACATTCTTATTAGGTAGAGCTAAGATGAGAGAAAAAGCAATGCGTAGAGCGTTAGAATTACGAGGTAATGGAATAGAAGTCCCTAATCTTACCCCTGACTTAATGAAGGCTTATCAAGATGATTTCTACACAGAGATCTTTGATGCTAATGGTAATATAAAAGATGACGCAACTCTATTTGCTAAGAAAGAAGTAACCCTTACACAAGATCTGACTGGCTTTGCTAAAGGTCTTAACGATGTTATGACATCAAACCCGTTCGTTAGACCATTCTTTCTATTTGCTAGAACTGGTGTGAACGGATTAGCTTTAACTGGTAAACATACACCCGGTTTTAACTTCTTAGTTAAAGAATTTAATGAAATAGCTAGAGCAACTTCTGATAATTTAGGAGCTGTTAAGAAGTATGGTATTAACACAGCAGAAGAGCTATCTAATGCTAAAGCTTTACAAACAGGTCGACTTGCAATAGGTTCTGCTGTTACATTCATGGCTATTAATGCTTGGATGTCTGGAAGACTTGCAGGCAATGGACCAGCCGATAGACAGCAGCGTCAAGGTTGGATAGATGGTGGATATGAGCCACGTACTATTGAAATAGGTGGTATTAGAATAGGTTATGATTCTATTGAACCTTTTAACCTTATACTATCTACAATCGCTGATGTAGGTGATGCTAGTATGTTAATGGGTGAAGAATGGACAGAAAAAGAGTTACAGAAAATATCATTAGTTGTTGCACAAGCTATATCCAGTAAATCTTATTTATCTGGTATCCAACAACTTGTAGATTTAGCAGCTGGTAGACCCGGACAAGTAGAACGGATTGGTGCTAGTATAATGAATAATACTGTACCTTTAGCTGGTTTACGTAATGAAATGGGTAAACTTGTAACCCCACATATGCGTGAAATTAACTCAGGTATTCTTCAATCTTGGCGTAATAGAAACTTAGGATCAGAAAATATCCCCGGAGTAGACGCTTTACCTGTTAAATATGATATGTTAAACGGTAGACCTCTCAAAGATTGGGACTTTATGACTAGAGCATTTAATGCTATTAGCCCTGTATCTCTAAATTTAGACAGTAATCCCGGTAGACAGCTTCTATTTAATAGTGGTTATGATCTTAGAATTTCTACTTATTATGCTCCAGACGGTACTAATTTAACAGATAATCCAAAGATAAGATCTAGATTTCAGAAAGCTATTGGAGATCTAAATTTAGAATTAGACTTAAATGAGTTAGCTAAAGATCCTAAAATTATAGAGTCTATAAGACTGATGCAAGCTGATATACGAGCTGGAAAACGTGGTGACTACAATGCAAGGGATTATTATCATAATATAGTAATTGATCGCTTATTTAAAGAAGCTAGAGTATTAGCTTGGAATAGCATTAAAGATGAAGCACCTATATATGATTTAAGACAAATGCAACAATCAACCAAAGCACTACAAGATTATAAAAAGTATGAATCTTACTCATTAACAAATATGTATAAATAAATGGCAATTCAACAAAACTCGTTAACGGGAAGTCAAGGCACAGGCACTAATAATGCTGATTTTGCTTTCACCTTTCCGTCATTTACAACAGGCGAGGTAAAAGTAGAGGTTGATAATGTAGTCAAAACTCTGACCACCCACTATACCGTCGAAGAATATAATACTACATCTGGAGGTAAAGTTAAATTTACCGCTGGGAATATACCTTCGGGATCAGGAACGTCTGTTCGTATATTTAGACAAACAGATGTCGATGCTTCTAAAGCAGAATTTACAGCCGGTGCTTCATTAAAAGCTGCCGAGCTTAATGATAACTTTAAACAAGTACGTCACGCACTACAAGAAGCTATCGGTGCAACCTATGATGGTAGTGGTAATCTTACTAGCAGACAGGTACAAAGCTTTAATATAGAAGATTCATCAATAACTTCAGCTAAAATAAAAGATGATGCTATAGTTAATGCTGATGTTAATGCTTCAGCAGCTATTGCTGGTACTAAAGTTTCACCAGAC